GGGAATCATCCCTTATAGTATTACTTGAACCCTCTGCAGGGACTACACCCATATGTATAATATTTAATATTTTAACATTGTCTAAAATAATATTTCTTTATAAATAATAACAAAAGGAATTATTATATATGGCTACAATATCAAATATTTCTATTGACCAAGATGCAAATTTTTCAACTACTGTCACAATTAACGATAGTGCCGGCGTAGCATTAAATCTAACTGGATATACCGCCATTGCACAACTTAGAAAAACACATTTATCTTCTAGTGCAACTTCTTTTACTGTTGCATTTGCTTCTGATAGAACTACTGGACAACTTACTTTAACTTTAACTAGTACACAAACAGGGGCGTTGAGTAGCGGAAGATATGTTTATGATATAGTAATTACAGCATCTGGTGGAACAAAAACAAGACCTATTGAAGGAACAGCGACTGTCAATCCAAGTGTATCTAGGAGTTAACTTATATCACCAATAACATCAAATCAAGACCCTGACCCAGATGCGTAAAAATAGATAAATAGAGTATAATGTCTTTTGCAATCCTTACTTTTATAGTTGCAATTTCTATATCTGGAGTAGCTGCATATTATTCCATTATAGGACTTACATCAATTTTTCCTGCCGCCTTTATTCCTATTATCGTAATGGGGATAGTTCTGGAAATAGGAAAACTTATAACTGCTAGTTGGCTTTATCGAAACTGGAAACAAACAAGTCTTTTTTTAAAAACCTATCTATCAATCGCATTAGTGGTTTTAATGTTAATCACTTCAATGGGTATCTTTGGATTCTTATCTAAATCACATATTGAACAAGGTTCTGGATTATCTAATACCGTTCTATCTATTGAAAAATTAAATACAAAGAAACAACAAGAAGAAAGAAAGATTGTTCGTGCAGAAGATTCAGTAGATAGAATTAATCGTGGAATAGATAGAAGCATTGATAGAGGTAATATTACTCGAGCATTTTCATTTGAGAAAAAGCAAAGAGAAAAATTAGATTATTATAATGATATCATTACAACAGCACAAACCAAAATAGATGGATATGAAGATGCTCAAGCAGAATTGAGATATAAGGTAAAAACCTTTGAAAGAGAAATCGGCCCAATAAAATATATTGCAGAACTTGTCTATGGACAAGACGCAAAATTATATTTGGAGAAATCAGTACGAGGAGTTATTCTGCTTATAATTTTTGTGTTCGACCCACTAGCAATTGCTTTGATTATTGCTGCGAATCAAACAATACTTAATAATAGAAAACGAAAAATTCCTGTGGATAAATCTGTGGATAACCCTGTGGATAAAAAGAAGGAATATAAACCTAAGAAAACTGAAATAATTACAAAAGATGAATATGAAGAAGTAGTGGTAGAAGATGAACATGGAAATCAATTTAAAAGATACAGAGAAAAAGTAAAAAAATACTTCGATGATAATTGGTACAAAGTGGAAGATAGTGCTGATAAACCCGAAAAATTTGACTAATAAATAATCATATGGCACGAGCAAAATATAACGCACAAAATTCACATATAAAACTTAATAAGAAAACTAGTCAAACATCTAGGAAAGGTAGAGTTAAAATGGCGTCAATGAACAAAAATAAGAAAAGAGACTTTAAACCTTATAATAGACAAGGACATAGATAAAAAAAAAGGACTGACAGTTATTAACTATCAATCCTTAAATCAGTTTTAAGATATTTAAATATCGTCTGGAAAAGTTTTAGCAGATTCTATCCATGAATTTGCCACACAATACTCTTTTTTTAACTTTATCGTTTCTGTTTTTACCAAACGCTTTTGTTAATTGTTTTTTATTAGCACCAACTAAATCTGGAGAAAGTTCAGTATCATCTAACTCAATACCTTTACCGCCAGGGATTAGAAAATAATCATCCATACCTAAGGCGTTTGGTATATTAAAGACACCCTCTTTATTAATTGTTTTAGATATATAATCTTCTTTGTTACCACCTGAAGAATTGTTATTTCTCCACTTATCAGAAGCAAGTCCATCATTGAAATGTTTATCTTTTTTCAATTGCTTTGCAAGTAATGTGTGGTGGTGTCTAACAACATACGCAACTTCCTGAGGTTTCACTTTTCCACTTTTTAGAGTTGATATCAAATGAAAACCAAGAATGTTACAATTGGTATTTTGTTTTGCAATTTTTGAAAGTTGTTCAAATTCATAGTGAAACAAATCTGCATATGAACTCTTGCCTCTAGTTCGGTCTTGTTGTGAGGAATATCCAATTGGAGAGTTTCCCCCTTCTTCCATAGCTGGTGGAATATCAAAATGATTATATTTACCAACTTTAACGTGAGTATTACTTTTGTTGTATCTATTGTTTCTTGTTTCTTCTGATTCTTTTCTATTGTAATCAGGATAATCATAACGAGTAGGAATATTCTCTGAAATAATTAGGTCGTTATCAGATGGCCTTTTTTCATAACCTTTAACATAATGAGTCATATGTCCACCTAAACCATCTGTCAAGTAACAAACATTAAGTTTATCAACACCATAAGTTTTTATAAATCTTTTAGTCATTTCAACATTGACATAAGCAGTCTGTAACAAAGGAGTTCCGCCTAATCTCAATGCAGATGGGACTTCCATCATGCTATAAGCGTATTGCTCAGATTCACTATCTAAAGTAAACCAACAAACTCTTTTACATAAAGTATAAAATCTTTTAAGTGCTTCATTTAATTTTGAATTATTCATTTTTGAATTACATAATTCTAACAACTTAAACTGTCTATCAGTAAATCTCATATCTCCGATTTCACTAGAAAAGGCATTATTACCTCTTTCTCTATTCAATCTTGGTTTATCATCTGTACAGTATTGGTCGGAAAACGCATAAACTTCAAATGGAATATTTGTTTTCTTTGCAAACCATACAAGATTTAATAATTGTTTCATAGTTGGAATGAGATTGTCATCCATACTTGCAGACCAGTCAAGATAAAAAATGAATCCATGACTTTTACCATCTGGAATATTCGTAACTTTTTTGAATAAATCATCTTCAAATTTATATTTGTGAAGAACTTTAAGATTTAAAGAACCTGATTTACTAACAGTTGCTCTTGAATAATTGTCAGCAGATTTTTTCATTTCAAATTCTTTAACAAAAAGATTTACAGTTTTAATTGAACTATTTTTAAATGTTTTAAAATCAGCATCAATAACTGAATTAACTTTTTCGATAGTCAAAGGACTTCTACTGGTATTGTATCTGCTATTGTTACTACTGTTACTGTCATCAAATTCTGACAATTCTTTATAATTAACAATTATATCTTTTAAATCATAATCAGGCATTTTAACATTCAAATATGTACCTGTTGTATCAGCAGATTGTTTTAATTTCTTTTGAAGATTTTTATCAGTTATACTTTCTGAAGTGTAATCAGTTTCCCAATCATCATCATCTGTTTTTCCAGAATCTTCAGAATCTTCAGAATCAGAATCTTCAGAATCAGAATCTTCAGAATCAGAATCTTCAGAATCAGAATCTTCAGAATCTTCAGAATCTCCAGAATCTCCAGACTCTTCAGACTCTTCGGAATCCATAAGGTCATCACTCATTTTAACAGATTCGCCTTGACTTTCTAAATTGTCTTCCATATACTTTGCAAGTTTTTCTGCAAGGTTAAGAACATCTAACCAAGTAGTCATTTTTTCTAAATCATCAAAAATCCATTTTTCATCATCTAAAAAGATAATGTTTTCATCTTTAGTTTTTGCATAGATGTTTAGTCTATCAACAAGACCTAGTTCTAATAATGGTTTACTTTTCTTTGCAATACCAAAGAAATCTCCTTTTACCAATTCTTTATAACCTTTTCTAAAATTGGATATCAATCCAGGATATTTGTTTTGAATCATTTTTTCAATTCTAATATCTTCGATAACATTTACAAATGATTTGGGGATTTTTCTTTCTCTAGCTTTTTCTAATACTTCTATTGGAGTATAAAGAGCATGACCAACTTCGTGTCCAACCATTAAATCATAAACATCTTGGGATACATTTTCCCATATTGGAATTCCAATCTTTCTACTTTTTAAATCGAAATATGCTGTTGGTATCTTTTCAGATACAACATCAATATTTTCAGTTGCAAGTAATTTCGCAACTAATTTTTTCGGTAACCCAACGGGTTTCATAATCTTGGTTTTTGTCATATTTTGCTTATCTCTCAACCTCACTATATAAGTATAACATAACTGGCGGCCATGTCAAATGTATTGTCGTAAAACCCCGAAATTATTGATTTTTTTTAAAAAAGGGAAAACAAAATTAAATTGAAATATTCCTTATAAATATTCAATGAAATAGGAGAATATTATGACATATTATACTGAACAAAATAGTTATCATGTGATATCAAATATCAGTTATGTTACGGAAACAAATACTTCATCTGAAACAGAATGTTCATGTGATAGTTCTTGTGAAGAGGAAGTTGACTTGCCTGAAATTGGCAATTTTGTGGATTAACATATGAATGAAAATTATTTTATGGGGCAAGATGGATTTGCTTGGTTTGTTGGTGTTGTAGAAGATAGAGATGACCCTGATAAACTTGGTAGAGTTCGTGTTCGTTGTTTAGGATACCATACAGAAGATTTAAATAAAATACCAACTGAAACTTTGCCATGGGCAGAAGTTATGCACCCGATTACGAATCCATCAATGAATGGTATGGGAAGTACTCCACCATTCATGGTTGAGGGAACATGGGTAATTGGATTTTTTAAAGATGCTATTCAGAAACAAGAACCTATTATTATGGGTACATTGCCTGGATATAATAAAAATAATGTAGATACAACAAAAGGATTTTCTGACCCAAAAGGAATTTATCCTAAAGTCATAGGAGATAATGATACCAATTCATTAGCAAGGGGTGCTATTGGAGAAACACACCAATCCCTTTATAATAGAAGAATTACTAGACTTACTAGTCTTCCAATTGCTACAAAACCTTTTCTTGAAACAATAGAAGATTATGCTGAAGCAGAAACACGAAGTACATTTGATGAACCTAATCCAAAATCCAACAGTGCTACAATATATCCATACAATCATGTGCATGAAAGTGAAAGTGGACATATCCATGAAATAGATGATAGTCCAGGCGGTGAGAGATTACTTAAATATCATAGAGTAGGAACATTTGAAGAAATACACCCAGATGGAACTGTCGTAACCAAGATTGTAAAAGATAATTATCAGATAACAGCAGGCGATGATTATTGTTACATTAAAGGTAATGTTAATCTCACAGTCGAAGGCGATGTTAGAAAGTTAATCAAAGGCGATTATGTGTTAGAAGTAGAAGGAGATTATACTGAGAAACTTCATAAAAACAAATATGTAAAAATTGGTACTGGAGAATCTGGTGGAAATCTTGGACAAGAAATAAGAGGAAATGTATCAGAAAATATTAGTGAAGATTACATAACTAGAATTGGTGAGAATTATATACAAACAATAGAAAAAGATTTAACTAGCAATATTAACGGAGCATATGATATATCAATCATGGGAGATTCTAGTTCATTTGTTATGGGCGATATGACTTCAACATCATTTGGAAGTTATCTTCAAACATCTATCGGGGCAATAAGTATGAAATCTGGAGATGTAATGAATATAAAAGCTGCTGATAATTTAACTATTGAAACTGAAGCGAATGAAACACATACGGTAGCGGGAACTTTAACTGAAACAATTACTGGTGCAATTACAGAAACTTATAATTCATCATTAACAACAGCAATTACTGGTGCTACTATACAACAATATAAGAGTACTTCAGCATTTTATTTTGAAGGTGTTAAAAGTGAAAGAGTTGAAGAAAATACAAAAACTACTAGAGTAACAGGTAAAACAGACTTTACTACTACAACAACTAGAACAGGTACAGATAACAGTACAGTACATGTTGCAGGATTATAGGAGAAAATATAAATGGCATTTCCTACATTTAAACAAAAACTTCCAAAACCACAATTTGGTGGTATTAATGAATCTGCAAAACTTGTAACAGAAAAACGAGAAGATGTAAAAAAATTAGTATTAGAAAATGCAGAATCGTCTGCATCAACTGTGAAAAGTCTTGCTAGTACAAGTATGTTAACTTTAAAAAATACTGTATCGGGTTTAATGCCAGCAGTTCCAGATACACCTACAACATCTTTACAAGGTGAACTGTCATCTTTAATCAATTTGAATTTATCTAATCCAACTGCAGGTGTAAGTAAATTATCTTCTCTTGAAAGTAGTTTTGGTACTGCATTATCTGGAAAGGGAAAGGATTTAACATCTATTATTTCAGATGTAGAATCAAGTGTAGATGTATCAAGTCTTTCTTCTTTCGACACAGCTGGATTAACAAAAAATCTTGTAAAGAATATTCCTAATTTTGAAATATCTGGTGGAAGTTCAGTTGTAGTTGAAAAAGCTGTAAAACCAAAGACAGCACAAGAAGGTGCTGAAAAAGAAGATAAATCCACAATCACAACTGATACAGAAAATCAAAATACAGGTACAAATACTATAACTGCTGATGCAACTGCAACACAAGATAAATCAAAAAGTGAATATGAAAAACAAGCATCTAAAGTAACTATTAAAAGAAGTTCAGATGGTACGGTATATAGTGATAATATAAAATCAGAATTAGAAGTTATAGATAAAGATATTTTTAATACTTTATTAGGAGATGATAATTTTGATACTCACCCAGCGATAGTAAAATTTAAATTTGAAAATTTAAGACAGAAAACAACATCTACCGATACTTTTATTTCTAACATAAAAAAAGAACAGAACATTGATATTAGTAAAGAACAGATAGATTTTCAAGTTAGATTTAATGAACCATTTTATGAGTTTCTTGGTTATCTTGATAATGCAGATACTATAATTAAAAAATATATGCCAACTGGTGTAGAAGATACAGAAGTAGCTGGTGATAAAAAAGGACTTGCAAATAGAATAAGAGCTGTCAAAGCAAAAAAACAAGCATTAGAACAATTATATAATGATGGGGGCGAATGGAGTGAAAAGATATTAACTGATTGGGAAAGTTTTATAACGATTGAAACATCAAGTGCAAAAACAGAATTAGGTACGGTAAAAACAAAATATACGGGGAATTAATCTCATGTGTAGAGATATATCAATGTCAGAATTTTATAGACCTTTAAATGAAGGATTAACAATAAAAGAAAGTGGAATACACGGAATTGGAATATTCGCTACCGATGATATATCCAAAGGAACTAGATTGGGATTATCTCATATGCTTATTGATACAGAAATATTCCGAACACCATTAGGTGGTTTTTATAATCATTCCATGTCACCAAATACAAAAAAGACACAAGAAGGACATAAATGGTTTCTTGATGTTATTGAAGATATCAAAATTGGTGATGAAATACTTGTTACCTATACTTTATATAAAGTCGAAGATATTAATAAACTTTCTATTATAAGTCAATTTATGCAAGAGGATTAAATTTAGACATTATTGTTATAAATAGACATAGGAGTTCTGCAACAACATGGCAAACTATACAACATTTATAAAGGGTGGACATACTGATTCACAAGCGACTAATGAATCAACTCGTAGTGCAAAGATTTATAAAGATTTAAATCTGTTTTTTCAAAAAAATAGTTCTGATAAAGATATAAATAAAGTCACAGATGTTCAAGCAGTTAAAAGGTCAATTCGCAATCTTGTATTAACTAATCATTATGAAAGACCTTTTCACCCAGAAATTGGTTCTAACATATTAGGAACATTATTTGAACCAATGACACCATCAAGTGCAATATTATTAACCAAACAAATAGAAGAAGTAATACAAAACTTTGAACCCAGAGCAAGATTAACTGGTGTTAGAGCATTAGAAGATTTAGATAGAAACGCATATAATTGTACTGTAGAATTTTATGTTGTTAATGCACCAACCGAATTAGAAACTTTAGATTTAATGTTAGAGAGAATAAGATAAAATGGCTACAAACAATAAAAGATTAACGGTAACAGAATTTGATTTTGATGAAGTCAAAGCAAATTTAAAAACCTTTTTAAAAGCACAAAACGAATTTACTGATTATGATTTTGAGGGTTCTGGTATGTCAGTCCTGTTAGATTTGTTGGCATATAATACTCACTATCTCGGATTTAATATGAATATGTTAGCAAATGAAATGTTTCTTGATAGTGCTGCTCTTCGTTCAAGTATAGTTTCTCATGCAAAAATGTTGGGATATACACCATCATCTGTTTCAGCACCTATTGCAACAATAGATGTTACTTTAAATAATAGTGGACTTTCAAGTGCGACAATAAGTGCTGGCACAAAATTTTCTACAAGTGTAAATAATACAACATATAATTTTGTAACTGTATCTGATATAACTACACTATCAACTGATGGAATATTAAGATTTAATGATTTAAAAATTTATGAAGGTACTTATGTAAATACAAAATATATTGTTGAGACATCTAATGTTGACCAAAGATTTGTTATAACAAGTAATTTAGTAGATACAGATACTCTTACGGTTAAAGTTCAAGCTTCTGCAACTGATACAACTACAACTACATATACACGAGCAACAGATATTACATCAGTAAGTGATACTGCAACTAATTATTTTTTAAAAGAAGTAGAAGATGGAAAATTTGAAGTTTACTTTGGCGATGGTGTAATCGGTAAAGCACTATCAAATGGAAATGTTGTTATACTTTCATATGTTGTAACAAACACAAGTGAAGCAAATGGTGCTTCATCATTTAGTAATACTGGTGCTATTAGTGGAGTAACTGATGTAACAGTTACAACTGTATCAAATGCAAATGGTGGTGGAGATGCAG